TACGCCTACAGGGCGGAAAACATGCGCACGGAGCGCGGCCTGCTGGCGACGGCGTATGGCACGAGCCGCGCGTTTCCGGCACTCGGCTATCCGATTGAGACGCTGACGCGCTTTTACCGGCGCAACAGGCCGGACGATCCGGAGGTGTTCGTCGCGGCGGCAAACGGCGCGATTTATACCTACACGATGGGCACGGAGTCATGGGTGGAGCGCAGCAATGGATACGCGAGCGACAACTGGAGCTATGTGACCTATGAGACGCAGGAGGACGGGGAAACCGTCGATGTGCTGATCATGAGCAACGCGCAGGACGGCATGATTGCGATTTACGGAAGCGACATGCGCGTGGAAAAGAAGGCGCTGAAGATCGGCGACGACTATGCAAACGTGAAGTTCGGCGTGCTGGGACGGCATGCGGAGCGCATCTGGGGCAGCGGCATCACCGACATGCCGGACGCGATCTTCTATTCGAGGCCGTACGATCCGTTTGACTGGACGGACGTGCCGGAGACACCGGAGCTGGGCGGCGGGATGATTCAGCAGCCGACATGGGACGGCGACGAGTTCATCGCACTGCGGCCGTTCGGCGGATATCTGCTGGCGATCAAGCGGAGCACGGTGTTTGAGATCCGGGGGACGGATCCATCGAGCTTCACGATCACCGAGGCTTACGGCACGGACGGCCCGGTGCAGGACAGGACGGTGTGCGTGGACAGGCTGCGCGTGTTCTTCCTGGCGCAGAGCGGGCTGGGCATGTATGACGGCAGCACGCTGCAGCTGCTGGCGAAGGACGCGCTGTATGAGACGATGAAAATGCGCATGGAGGGCAGGCAGACGGCTGCTTCGGCGTGCGTGTGCGATCATGTATATTACCTGGCGCTGTGCGTGAAGGAGCGCGAGGGCGACGTGATGAGCGAAAACAACATTGTGATCGAGTTTGACGCGGAGCGCGGGACGTTCATGATCCGCAAGGGACTGCGCGTGAAGGATTTTTATGCGCTGGGCGGCAAGGTCTACTTCACGCAGGCGGACGCGCCGTATGAGGTGCTGCGCTACAACGATCCGGAAAGCGGCAGCTATCTGGGACTGCCGATGGAGAGCGTCTGGGAGACGCCGTGGCTGGACCTGGGCAAGAGCATGATGAAGCGCGACTTCACGCTGCGCTTTACCGCGGAGGCGGACACGGACGACGTGCCGGTGGAGGTGAGCATCATCACCGACAAGCGGGAAAAGACGAAAACCGTGCTGCTGCAGGGCGACAGGCGCGATTACCGTGTGCGCCTTCAGAACAGCGGCAGGCGCGTGAAGCTGAAAATCGCCAGCCATCAGAAGGCGGCGGGCTGGCGCATTTACGGCGGCGTGCAGGTGGATTACAGCATGGATGAGGTGTAAGCGATGAAACAGCCGAGAGTGCCGGAATACCGCGAGGCGGACGGCGTGCAGGTGTACATCAAGGCGCTGATCCTTTTTCTCAAGGACTTTTCCATGGCGGCATGGACGGCCAACAACCGGCGCAGAAAGGAGATTGCGGCGCTGGAGGAAAGGGGCGGAGGAAACAGCGGCGGCATGTACGGCTTCTCCGTCAATGAGGACGGACACCTGATCTGCACCTACGAGGCGGAGACGCCGCCGCCGCTGCACATCGACGAAAACGGACATCTGATTTACACATACACCATGGGAGAGGAGGCGTGAAGCATGGGACAGACGCTGGATCTGGGCAGGGTCGCCGGAGAGAAGGGCGACAGGGGCGAGCCGTTCACCTATTCGGATTTTACGGCGGAGCAGCTGGAAGCGCTGCGCGGCCCGAGGGGCAACACGGGCACGGGCATCGAAGATGCGGTGCTGAATGACGATTATACGCTGACGCTGCGCTTCAGCGACGGCAGCAGCTATATCACGCCGCCGATCCGCGGCGCGGCAGGCCGGGACGGCGTGATGACGCGCAGCGTATGGACGCTGTCTTTCCCGGCAGCGGGATGGACGGCGCAGGCGGACGGCAGCTTTGTGCAGACGGCTCTGGCGGAGGACATGCTCAATACGGATACGGCACATGTGGATATTGACATGAGCGCTGTCACGGCGGAGACATACGCAGCCGTTCAGGAGGCTTGGGCGCTTGTTGCGCGCGCGCAGACGCAGGACGGCGGATTGCGCCTGACATGCTATGACGGAACGCCAGAGGCTGATCTGACGGTGAAGGCGGAGGTGATGCGCTGATGGACGCGTTCATCACAAGGCGCGGCTCAGGCGGGGCGGCGCTCAATTTCGAAGTGGTCGGCGGCACGGTGCAGCCGGAGAACCCGAAGGAGAACACGATCTGGGTGAACACGGATCGGGAGATCACGGGTTGGAGTTTCAGCGCGGAAGAACCCGCTGAACCTGCTGAGGGGATGGTGTGGATCAAAACGGCCACCTCAAGCTTTGCTGGATTTAACGCTCTGAAGAAGAATTCGATTTCTATCCTGCCTATATACGCCGCGCAGTACACGGGTCAGGCATGGGAGAACGTGCCTGCGGTCATCTATCAGAACATGGAGTGGACGGAACTGAAGGGCAAAGTCTATTTTGTTTCGCAGGGCGTCAGTGCCGATGATTTTTTGTTAAACGCGGCGACTGCAAGCTATTCGGTCATGAATGGCTATGCTCAAATCAAATCAAATCCGGGAACGTCAGGCAATGGCTGGGTGTTCTGGAGCATCGGCGGAGACTTTATGGATCTGTCGATGTTTTCAAAACTATGTTTTGACATTGCGGCCACAAGCACAAGAAAGGATTCTTATGATGATAAAGTCAGGCTTGGTACGACGAACGGCACGATGAGTGGTCCTGCAATAAGCGACTTTACTTCTGTGGTGGCAAAATCCCTCAGAAACGGCCAACCCATCGTAAGGCAAGTGCTGGAGATTGATATTTCCGATGTGTCGGCGGGATTGATTGCAGTGTATATCAGCGACGCCAACACCACTGCTTTGCAGGTGTATGACGCATGGCTGATATGAGGAGGGTATGTCATGAAAATCTATATAGACGCTGACTACAGGTGCCACATCGCCAATGACGGCACAATGGATGAAGTGCAGACGGACTTCTTTGACGGCAAGTGTCAGGCTTTCATTGAAGGCTATCTTTTTATCCCCGAAGGCAAGGCGTGGACAAGAGAGGATGGAACGGTCTTTCATGGCGAGATGATTGCGCCGTGGAAGCCTTTTGATGAGCTGGATCGGGCACAGCGGGCATATGAACGGGAGCTGGCCGGGGCGGCGAGAATCCTGCTCGGGGAGGTGAGCGTATGACAGTCATTGAAAGAGCGCGGATGCTCAGACCGATCATCGAGCGGGCGGCGCAGAGCCTTGACGACAGGACGGCGAGTACGTCGGCGGAACTGTTTCCTGCGCTCAGGCAGGACGGCAGCCTGATCAAGGCCGGCATGCGCATCCACTGGCGCGGCATGCTCAAGCAGGCGGCGGCCGATCTATGGGACACGGAGACGAATGATCCGGACAACGCGCCGGCGCTCTGGCAGGATATCGCATACAGGCAGGGCATCCGCATCATCCCGGCTGTGATCACGGCGGCGCAGGCGTTTGCCAGGGGTGAGCGCGGATGGTGGGAGGGGACGCTTTACGAATCCCTTCTGGAATCAAACGTTCATACGCCGGAGCAGTATCCGGCGGGCTGGACGAAAGCGACGGCATAAAGGAAGTGAAGAAGAATGGGAAAGACGGTTTCCACGACGTATTCCAGCAGCGACAGCTTTAAAAAGACGCACAGCGAGACAAAATCGCAGAGCGAAACCAAGAGCCAGAGCGAAACGAAAAAGGTGCTCGACGAGGCGCTGCGCGACAAAATTCTCGCCGGACTGACGGGCTACATGACCGACGAAGAGATTGACGCCTATGCCGAAAACCTGCTCAGGCCGCAGCTGAACGCAGGACTTGAGGCGGCGCGGCAGCAGTATGCGGCGGCGGAGCTTTCCAAAAAGCAGGAGATGGAGGATATCGCCGCGGCGCTGGCGGGCAGCATTGCGCAGCAGAAGAGCGCCTACGGCCAGAGCATGGCGGACGTGCAGACGGCGGCGCTGGCGCGGGGCATGGGCAGAAGCAGCTATGCGCTGAGCAGCATGGCCAACCAGGGCGACGCGATGGCCAGAGCGATTGCCGGCCTGACGGCGGAAGCAAATCGAAAGCAGGAACAGATCGGCAGACAGATCAGTCTGGCCGCGCAGCAGAAGGCGCAGACGACCGGCCGGCTGAACACGGACTATGCGGCGGGCCTCGCTGCGAAGGTGCAGGAGCTCAGGCAGCAGCAGAGCCAGGCCTACAACCAGAACTATCTGGCGGCGGTGTCCGGATCGATGGGCACGGCGACGACCGGCCAGCAGAACACGACCGGCAGCAGCGTGACCGACAGCCAGTCGACGAGCCACACCACGGGCTATCGCCAGACCGTGACCAAGAGAAGCTGAGGGGGGAAGAGATGATTACGGCGAGCTTTGACGGCAGACATGACCGCACCGGCGCGGTCAGCGGCGCGTATCAGTATGACACGGGCCAGAGGCTTGTGATGCACGGCCTGCCTTCCCCTGCAGAGCTGGCGGGGGAGGACGATCTTCTCTCCGGCGATCTGGTGACGGTGCAGGCGCAGTTTTCCTACAGGGGCGATTCTCAGGCGGAGATGCGCCTGGCGATGTGGGACGAAAAGCGCAAAGTCTGGACAGCGGACGTGCCGGACGCATACCTGACGCGGCACAGGGATGTGCAGGTGCATGTGTTCTGCTACTACGGCGCGGACGAGACGGGCGAGCGCGGCGAGACGGCGTATGAAGCGACGTTCCGCCCGATCAGCCGGCCTGCGCCGAGCGGCACGGTGACGGGGGATCAGCTGAAGCAGTGGGCAGACCTGAAGGCGGAGATCGAGATCTCGCTTTCAAAGGCGGACAATGCGGTGAGCGGCGCAGACAGCGCCGCTGCTGCGGCGCACGCGGCGGGCAATCGCGCCGGTCAGGAGGGCAAAAACGCGCTGGACGCCGCGCAGGCGGCAGAGGACGCGAAAGACGCGCTTGAAGAGGCCGGAGAAAGGATCGGCCATGCACAGGGCGCGGCGAAGCAGCTGGCCGCAGGCGAAGCGGCGACGGCCGGGATTGACCTTTCCGGGGAAACGGGCAGGCTGATCCTTGGCGCGCCAAAGGGCGCGGAGGGACCGAAGGGCGACACGGGCGACAAGGGCCCGGCGGATATTGCGCTGGCATGGGACGCGGAGACGAGGACGCTGACCATCAGCGCGAGGACAACGGACGAGGGGAGTGAATGAGCATGGCAGGCAATTCCTGGAACGAGACGATTGCTGACGTGAACAAAACGCTGGCGGCCATGAACACGGCGATTTCAAACGCCAACGGCGCGGCGGAAAACGCGCGCACCGAGGCAGGGGAGGCCGAACAGCAGGCGGACGCAGCCGGCGAAGCGGCACAGCGCGCCAACGAAGCGGCGGACGAGGCGCATGCGGAGGCCGAAAAATGGCAGGGCGCGACGGTGAGCGCGCTGACGCTGCCGGCGGGATCGGACGCGACGGTGAACCTGATGGAGAAGGACGGCGTGAAGCACATCACATTCGGCATTCCGCGCGGCGTGGACGGCGCAAAGGGCGACAAGGGCGACATGGGCAGAAGCGGCGTGACATTTGAGCGCAGCGGCACGACGCTGTACATCACGACAGAATAAGGGGGCAGGCGCATGGCAAACAAGATTCCGGCGTTTTCCTATACCGGCTCTTACAGGACCGAACTCAAGGATGGCCGCTGGTACATCTTCTTTCTGACCAGCGGCACGCTCAGGATGAATTATTCCAAGACGGCCGACCTCTATCTGCACGGCGGCGGAGGCGGCGGCGCGGGCGGCGGCTGGAACGCAAGCGGCGGCAGCGGCGGCGCGGGCGGATACTTTGCGAGCCATTACGACGTTCCCGTGGCGGCGGGCACGGCCTATGAGATTGTTATCGGCGCGGGCGGAGGCGGCGGCGTGCCCGGCGGCAGCGGCGTTGGCGATGCGGGCGATGGCAAGGCGGGCGGCGCGTCCTCTGCGTTTGGTTATACGGTGAATGGCGGCGGAGGCGGCGAGCACATGGGCGCTGGCGGCGTCGGCGGATCGGGCAACGGCGGCTATCGCGGCAGCGGCGTCGGCGGGTTTGGCGGCGACGGCGGCAGCAACACAACCTATGCCTTTGACAGCGCGAGCGGCCTGATTTATGGCGGCGGAGGCGGCGGTGGTGCGCCGGAAAACGGCGGCAGCGGCGCAGGCGGCGATCCGTATGGACCGGATGGAGAGGATCATGCTGCGGCGAATACCGGCGCGGGTGGCGGAGGCGGCGATTATGAAGGCAATGGCGGCGCGGGCGGCAGCGGCATCGTGATCCTGCGCAGCACGCAGGACGACCAGCTGCCGGTGAAATTTGACGGCGTGACGCTGCAGCGGATCGTGTTTAACGGCGAAGAGGTGATGCATCTGATTCACGAGGGGACGCAGATCTTCATGGAGCGCATGAGGAGGTGGACGGATTGGTTCAGACTGCAGATGCGATTGCCGCAGCCCGCGCGCTGATCGGTACGCCGTACAAAGCGCTTGACTGCATCAACCTGATCAAGAGAGTGATCCGCACGGCGCCGGGCGGCATGCCCGGCTACACGACGGCAGGCACGAACACGCTCTGGAAGAGCGCGAAGGCGAGCGCAAAATACCGCGACCTGACCGCGCGGCACGAGGGCCTGACAGGCGCAGGCGCGGGCGCGCTGGTCTTTAAGCGGAGAGGAGACGACGTGCACCACGTCGGCCTGGCGACGGGAGAGGGCACGGTCATCCATTCATCGAGCGCGCAGGGCGGAAGGGGCGTCGTGGAGACGCCCCTTTCTGAAGCGGAGGGATGGACCTGCTGGGGCGTTCACCGCTACATCGAGGCGAAGGACGGGCAGAGCGAGGATACAGGCAGGGAAAAGGGCGAAGAAACGCGCGTGATCATCGTGGACAGCGCCGGCAGGCAGTTTTTGCCGGAGGGCGATTTCAGGGTGTATCTGGGCGGCATGGACTGACGGACGGGAGGAGACATGCGCAAGACATGGATGAAGCTGATCGGCTTTGTGGCCGATGCGCTGATTGAGAAGATGGACAGGCCGTTTGAGGTGATCAACAGCCGGCTTGACCGGCTGGAGCGCTTTCATGAGCAGGACGCGGCGGCGCTGGAAGCGGATCTTTCGGTGATGGACGACCGGATCTGCAGCCTGATCGGCATGTGCCGTAGGCGCGGCTACACGACCGCCGACGAGCGCAGGCGCGTGACGAGGATGCACGATGCATACAGGGCGCGGGGCGGCAACCACGGCGAGGAGAACGAATATGCGGCGTTTCTGCGCCTGCCCACGCAGGAGGAACACGAGCGAAGGAGAGGGATGAGGAAATGAAAATGGACGCAAGGGATGTGGCGGTGCGGTCGGTCAAGACCTTTGCCGAGGCGGCAGCGGCGTTTCTGATTGCGGAAATCGGCGGCGCGGAGCTGTTTGCCATGGACAGGGGAATGTGGTTTGCGATCGGCATTTCTGCCGTGGCGGCGGGCGTTGCCGCGGTATGGAACGGCGTGCTGGCGCCGATGCTTGCGCCGCTGCTGAAAAGGGCGAAAAGGGAGCCTCAGGCGCCCTGA